GAGTATTGCAAAGGGATATTCTTCTGGGGTCGTGTATAAGAAATCTACTCTTCTGATTGTGGGTGATGATGGAATCTTGGCCATTACAAGACATTTGGATGGACCTCTCGAGAGAACAGACACAATTATTTTTTGTTTGATTAGTTCGTCTATAATATTTTTAAATGATTGTTCTGATTCAGATGTAATAATCATATCAATATCACCTGATGACTGAAGACCGCGACGATATGATCCAACAATTTCCATTTCCATCTTTAAAGCCAAAGTGTTGCTATTTTGCTGTACTTTTTTAAAAAGTAGATTGTATTCATCGATTTCTGCGCGTGGTATACGTTTCAGAACATCCTCATAATATTTGAGGCCGACTTTTTGCACATCGTTCAGTAAATCTTGTTTCTGTCTTAGTTGCTCAATACTGGTGATACCTTTGTCGACTAATTCTTTGGCCTTCTTGGGTCCAATACCATAAACATCTGCTAAAATATTCACTGGATTGTTCTTTTCTCGTTCTATAATTCTCAGGGTACCTGTTTCTGTATATTCTTTCAACTTTTCCATAATGGTGGGGCCAATATTTGGCTTACCCTTTAGGTCTTCAGGACTTGTTATGTCACCTTGATAAGTCATCATTGTTTCTTGGGCTTTTTGATAGGCGCGGGCTCTAAAGGGCTCTCCTTGCTTTGTTTGTATGACCGCTAATTGGTCCATGATGTCGATGAATTGTTCGTTGTAACGTTTTGTAGCCATATGTATTGTATTATTTTCTGGAGATTTCTTTAAATCCTTTTTCTCCGCTTCTGGGAAATCCGCCTTTTTAAGAGCTAAAGATGGAGTTAAAGGAGATAATTTGATTTCTTCTGATAGTGTTGTCTCTAAAGATGGACTTAAAGGAGATAATTTGATTTCTTCTGATAGTGTTGTCACTAAAGGTGAACTGGAAGATGATGATAATATGATAATTGATTTTCTTGGAGCTCTTTTTGTTACAGCTCTTTTTGGTTTGGGTTCCTTGGGTTTGGGTTTGGGTTCCTTGGGTTTGGGTTCCTTGGGTTTGGGTTCCTTGGGTTTGGGTTTGGGTTCCTTGAGTTCTTTTTTTGATTTTGTTTTTGATTTGGGATCTCTCTTTTTTGTCTCTGTCATACAATAAAGAGAGAAATAAATAGGCGACTCCTTATAAAAAGGTGGGTGAATAAAAAAAAATTGAAATCTTGTTTATCTGTTATTCTTATATTACTATTTGAAAAGATGAGTGACCAGACACAATTTGATTTACCTTTACCTTCACCTCCACCTTTACCTTTACCTCCTACCTTGGTTTTAGGCAAGTTTGATTATATTAAAGATATTTCATATAAAAATAGGTTAGTCAATGCTTTTCAAGCAATCACCCAGACTGAAACGTGGGGCTTTATGAAGAAAGATTGCGACTCCTTTATGTTTTCAAAAGACCCTCTCATTTCAGTCATTAGTGATAAAATGATTGCCCTAGGATATGGTCTTCATAGCGGTTCTAGCTTTGGCTGCACTATGCGTGATATGCAATACATTGCTAAAAATGGCGAAGAAGCATTTTCTGCAACCAAAGTTAAAAATATTTGATTTATAGAAAAAATAAGGTCATTAAGACCTTAATTTTTCTATAAATCAAATATTATTTAACTTTTTATTATTTAACTTTTAAACTAGCTAACTACTATTTATATTGTCATTACGTTTTGTAGTAATTCCTCATACGCAGTCATGGAATTCGCAGCCAGCATCAATTGGCAAATTGTAGTACTCATCGATGAGGGCGTCAATTTCGTCACTCATTTGTGGAGACAATACGACTTTCGAAAGACCTGGTGCGATTTCGACGAATGTTACCTTGGGTTCTTCACTTAAGTCAAGTGTTTGTTTCCTGGCTCCTGGCTCGAATTTTTTTGTTTTGTTTTCTAAGACAATCCAATACCATGGTTCGTCGTGGATGATGCGAGCCTCCTTGTTCGGGTTTGTAACACGCTCCTGAAAATTCTGGGCTGCAGGGCCGTCGAACCATTCGGCAAAGTGTACGTAGGCGGCGTTATAATACTTACCATTTTTGTCTATCTTTGAAACAAGATCGACGTGGTCTACGCGGCCGAGGTCAAGGGTTTGGAAAACGCCTGTAATGTATTCTGTAGTAAAGTTAGGAAAGACATGAGGAATATAAAGACTTAATAACTGATTCGTAGATTGGTTTGCTGATGACATTGTAACTTGATGTGTTGGTACCTTTTATTTTATTTTGAAAAAGCATTTCAATTTTTTTAATAGGGGGACTAAGGTCTTCACTCCTTTAAGGATCAACTAAAAATTTATAATTTTTATTAGTGCTTTTTTTTCAGCTAACCATTAAAAATAAAACCATTAAAAATAAAACCATTAAAAATAAATGTTATCCTTCATATTTGGTAACATTTATTTTATTTTATTTAATTTATTTTATTTATTTTAAACTTTATAAATATTTATGCCTCTCTTTTTAAGATTTTGATATGCCTCACACCAGGCGAGGATTTCTTCTTCTTTTTGTAAAGATGGATCGCTATTTTGCTCCACTTTTTCCGAAGGTACTTGCGTTGTAAAAAGTGGATCCGAATCTTTGCTATTTTGCTCCACTTTTTTTAAAAGTGGATCCAAATGTATATCTAGCTCTTCAATAAGTTGTCCTTTGGAATTATACTTTGACATATTAGTTCTTGATATTATTGTGCAATTAAGATGTATATAATAAAATTTTTCAATTTTATTTTTACTACGTAGTAAAAAGGTTACGCGAATTGAAACTTGGCTTTATTTTTATTTTTATTTATTTTGTACAACTTTTTCTAAAAGTTGTTAGGCATACTTTTTTACCTCATTTTGCAGCTTTTTCATCTGCTTTAACAGCTTGGTCAGCTTGAATTCGTTGCGATCTAATACCAATTCTTGGTTGCCTTCTTGAATTCTAATCTTACTCTTGAGATAATGGATTTGGTCTTGCAGGTCTTGCAGGTAGTCTGAATAATTTTTTGTAGTGCTAATCTGAATAACTGAATTAAGTATGATTAAGAATAGCATGATTGCTGACCAATGATTCTCGCCAAAAGTTGCAGTATATTTGGTCAATATATATTCTGCAAATTTAATTAAATATCCTGCAACTTGTTCTGTATTGTTGGTGAATGTTTGAAGCATTTCTGTTGTATTGAATAAACTCTCATTGTTCATAAGCGCGATTAATGTGGAGTGAGACATGATTTGCTAAGAAAGGAATAGTTGTGCTTTTTATTTATTTTTATTAAAAGGTTTCAATTTTTTATTCCACCTTTTCCACCTTTTCTAAAGGTGGAGCCAAATTGTTGCTATTTTGCTCCACTTTTTTAAAAGTGGATTTTTTACATTTCAAACGCCGGTTTTTAGTTAGAAATCGTTAGAAATAATAATAGTAAATTATATAAAAATGGAAAATCTTGACGTTATATTTAATAAATATGATACCGATAAAAATACATATTTTCACAATTATACAAGACAATATAATACATTATTAAATAACTTTAGAGATAAACCAATAAAATATTTAGAAATTGGCGTTTTTAATGGAGGAAGTGTAAAAGCAATTAGAGAGACATTTAAAAGATCTACATGTATTTTAGGTTTGGATATTGATAATAGATGTAAAACATATGAAGATGTTGAAAATAATATATTTATAGAAATAGGGAATGCTACAGATAGCAATTTTATACAACAAATTACTGAAAAATATGGTTCATTTGATATTATTTTAGATGATGGTTCTCATACAAATAAAGATGTAATAAACTCATTTGAATTATTATTTCCATTGTTAAATGATAATGGAATATATATTGTTGAAGATACCATATGTTATAAAGAAAAAGATTATATAGTTAAAAATTATGAAAATCATTTACAATATTTTTTTAAATATACACAATACTTAAACCAATGGCGATATGATTCAACAGAAGGAATAAAAGACCATTGTATAGACCCTTTTAAAATTCAAAAAAAAACCGAAAATGTGTTTGAATATTCTATAGATAAAATAGAATATGGGTGTTCTTATATTGCTATTTTTAAAAAAATTAGAACACATTGGATTAAATAGTCGGGGTTTGAAATGTAAAAAGGTGTAAAAGTGGATTTTTTAAAAGGTGGAAAAGGTTGTTTTTTTAACACCTTTTCTCATTTGAAACTCCTATTTTGCGTTTTCAATATATTATAATATTATTGTATAAAATTATAATGATTAATTGTGTTGTGTCAAGATATAAAAAAAATACTGATTGGGTTTATAATTTGAAAAATATTGAAAAATATTACATTTATGATAAAGAGATTCCTGAGAGTGAATTAAATATTCCGGTTAATAAAGGTAATGAAGCGTCTGTATATTTAAAATATATAATAGACAATTATGAAAATTTAGCTGATTTTACATTTTTTATACACGACGAAGAATATGCTTGGCATCATTCAGGCAGTATAATAAATCTGTTTGATGAAGCAGTTATGAGTAATAAATTATACTATAATATAAACGCAGAATGTATTTTAGGAAGTATTGTTTCTAATGATTGGTATAATGATATTTTAATTTGGTATAATACCTATATTGAAAAATATATTCCAATGAATACTTTACCAAACCAAGATTGGACACAAGATTATAGGGGTTCAGCACAATTTTTAGTTCATAAATCTTTAATAAAAAAATTGCCTTTGGAATTTTATGAAAATTTATATAATTGGATAATTACGACTGATATGACAAATGATAAGAGTGGTAGATTTTTAGAATGGACTTGGCATATATTTTGGGATATTTATCCAAATTTATAAAATAGGAGTTTCAAATGAGAAAAAGTGTAAAAGTGATTTTTTAAAGGTGGAGCCAAATTGTTGCTATTTTCCTCTACTTTTTCCGAAGGTACTTGCGTTGTAAAAAGTGGATCCAAATGTATATCTAGCTCTTCAATAAGTTGTCCTTTGGAATTATACTTTGACATGGTTCTTGATATTTGTGCAATTAAGATGTATATAAAAAGGTTTTCAATTTTATTTGTCCTACGTAATAAAAAGGTTACGCGAAGCTAAGAACTATTTTTTGGTCTTTGATTTTGTCTTTGATTTTGTCTTTGATTTTGTCTTTGATTTTGTCTTTGATTTTGTCTTTGATTTTGTCTTTGATTTTTTCTTTGATTTTTTATTGCGATAATATCTTTTAATTATTTTTCCAGCTTTTTGGGCAGCTTCTTTGGCAGCTTCTTTGGCAGCTTCTTTGGCAGCTTCTAGTCTATCATATATTTCTCTGGCAGCTTTTTTGGCAGCTTCTAGTCTATCATATATTTCTTTGGCAGCTTTTAGTATAGCAGCTTTTAGTGTATCATATATTTCTTTGGCGTGTACACGTGTATCCATCTCTTCATAAGAAAAAAAAAATACACTTGTTGCATGTGTATCTTTTTCTATAATTTTTTCTATTGGAAAATCCTCTATTTCAAATTCCTCTATTTCATACCCTCTTTTTTCTAAAAGATCACACCTGGCATCTACAAAAAAATTTCTATCCTGTATATTAATTATATTTAACATATGGGTGACAACAAAATCTTCACTCCAAAATACACATAGTTTATTACCTTGTCTTTCAATAGTCTTATTTTTCTCAAATTGGTTTAAAAAATCTGCTGTTTTATCATGGACATCTTGAAAAAAACTTTGTGTAAAAATAAGTATTACAAAATGGTTAAACTTGTCAAGATTATTTTTAATTAAATCATAAATTGTAATGCTAGCTAAATTACAAAATGTTATTATACAATATAATAAACAAGCATTATATCTACAATTTACAGGATTTATTCCAAGACTAATAGCTCTTTCACCAATATTATCTTCCCAATATTCTTTATCATACAATGAACGAATATTTGTGTAAAATAATGTATTATTTTCTATAATAACATCAATTATAGTTTTTATTTCACTCATACTATTAAAAAATATTATAAAAAAATCATGTAGTTTTGTAGTTTAACTTTGGAATTGGAGAGAAAATATGAATACAAATTTGGCCTATATATTGGTTGCCCTGTCGCATCCTTCCTCGATTGCCCTGTTTAACGTCCATTTTGGCTTCCCTTAACGTTTTCCATGCTTGTCGGCTAAATTGCGGCATATAGGCTTCTATGTGTGTCCCCAGAGCAGCAGGCAGCAGGGCTACGTAGTGTATATTGCAGCCATTTGCCGTCTATTATTCTCTCTATTTGTTGTCGAATAGAGAGAAAAGATGGAAATATTATTTGTTGTTTAATGTGATGACTAAATGTGCGTAGGAGCAGCAGGCAGCAGGAAAAAATGTGTTTATATATAATATACATAGTCTCCTATCTAATCTCTTACCTAATCTCTTACCTAATCTCTTACTTCGTACTTATCTTCGTAGCAAGCATCGCATATCATATAATCCCCTACATACCCCTTATCTCGCTTGTGAGAGAGGTCGGTGAGACCCTTACCGCATTCAGGGCAGTCATCGCAGTCCTCTTCGCAGTCCTCTTCGCAGTCATATTCGTCGTCGTCTTCGTCTATCATATTGCCGTGTTCGTCGACTGACACTATGTTTACACTCTCAGGCACCGGGTATTCGTAGTTTAAGAGTCCTTCAGCGGCTATCTCTTCATTTCTCCCGTCGGTGTAGGTTATATACAGGATATTCCATTGAGCATTCCAGTTCTTTACCTGCGAG